CCCTGACCTCGACTTATAATGTTAATCACATTAGTTTCGAGACTGAGCAGGATATGACCGATGTCGTTTCCGCCAACTATGCAGCTCGCATAGCCATGGGGGAAATCATTAATCATTCTTGCCTGCTTAACAATCGGACCAAACATCGTGTAGGAACTGCGAATTTAATCGCAGTCTCTACCGACTGGGCGGGCCGAGAGGTTAAGCAAGTGTTTTCGGGATCATTAGTTTCCTATTATGGAGGCTACGATGTCGTTGTATCTCCACCATTTATCAAGGATAACTTAGGTCGTGCTCAACAACAGGCTTTAGCCCGTATTGATGACACACCCTACGCTATGCTTGAAGATGTTCTGGAGATCCGAGAGACTTTAAAATTTCTACGTTCGCCCCTTTCCAGTCTTGTTTTACTACTTACATCGTTTAGAAAAGATGTAATAAGGAAGGCAAGAAAGGAAAGAATCAGCCGTTTGAAAGCATCTGCTAACTTATGGTTGACATGGCGCTTTGCCGTAATGCCCTTATTTAGGTCCATAATGGACATAAATGAGAGCATTGGTAAAGACTTTGAATTCCCCGCCCGGCGTACCTCTAGAGGTAAGCAGGAAGGGGAGGACACCGTGACTGAGCTTAAGTGGCATCCGCCAGTCCATCTTGGACTGCGAACCACTCGAAAGCTTCAATCACGGGCGGCTATCACTTACGAGGTTTCAAACCCCGCTGGTGATTTCCGTCATACGTATGGTCTGAGAAACAAGGATATACCTTTAGGATTATGGAATATTATTCCGCTTTCTTTTATGGTAGACCGTGTTGTTGACATATCAAGCACCATCTCTGGTGTTGTCAACCTTTCAGACCCGAACGTTACGATCCGGGCGGCTAGTACAACTGTCAAAAAAGAGGATATTTATTCCTGCTCTATCGACAGCTTTTACAACAAGCCCGAAATCACGTCCTTTTCTTCTGATGTCATTGAGACGAAAGTCTTTGTGTATCTTAGAAATCCGTGGTATCCATCGTACACTGACACTATGCCCTCCGTAAATTTACGCGGGCTTGTGGACAGTGTGACTAAAGTAACCGACCTCATTGCACTTTTAGTGCAATTAACGAGGTTTTAACTAAGGATCATATATTATGATTAAAAATGCTAGTATTAACGTAGCATCAACCGGCATAACTGTTGCCGGAGGTACCGCAGAGACAGTAAAATCACTCGGTGATAATCTTGGCCAACACGATACATACATGGGAACAGGTAATATTCTTACCCGAACCAGTATGACGTTTAAGGCTAAGCCACCAGTGATTTCTGTCGGAGCGCCGAATGGTTATACACAAGCCCGTAGCAGTATTATTCTTCGTATACCAAAAGTTTTGGCAAACGAGAACCATACTGTTAACACAATGCGTATAGAACTCTCAACTGACTTAGAAACAAGCTCAGCTGAAATAAGAGAACTATTACGCACTGCAGGACAAGTGCTTAACGATTCGGATTTTGATGAGTACTGGGTTTCCCAGAACTTGTCATAAAACTCCCTAGTAACTTTCTACCAGGAGATTCCTATGAAAGTAACATCTGTACCTCCGAAGAAGGCCGACATGGCCAACTTCCAGGCTGATAAGATAGTAAGAACTATCCATCAGCTCCTTGTTCGCGATTTAGAACGGTCTAACCTAGACCTTCCTGATGCGGCTGTTTCATTTATCCGTAACAACCATAGTGATGCTTTTGTAAAAAAGTTCATTATGGGAGGTCACTCTAATGATACTCGTCAAAAAGCTTTTGACAAGTTTCACCTAGTGAATTCACACATGGGCGCGTTAGGTTTTTCATTTCCTAGCGCTCCATATGTGACTAGTGGCATGTCACCATATGATCAAACTCTAATAAGAGCTCAGAAAATATGTTATGATATGCTCACTCCGTTGGAAGACGATGAGTTTTTTCTTAATTGTAAAAACTCTGCTGGCTCTTCGCTCGGTGTGCCGTTTTCAGACACATCCGTGGAGAGAAAGTTTTCGTTTCCTATTACGATAACTAGAACTGCCTTGCCTTTATTTAGACACTATCTATCACATGATTCTTTATTATGTGAGTCCATTGTAGAATACAATGACCGTCATCCAATGGATGAGGCGATAGTACTAACTCGAGCATCGCGTGCTACAACCGTCCCTAAGACTAATGCTATAGACCGTATGATAGCCGTCGAGCCTACTGGAAATATGTTTCTCCAGCAAGGCTTAATGGAATCGTTATACAGTCGCATGAAATCTTATGGCTTAGACGTAGCAACTTTACCGTATAGACATAAAAGGATGGCTAGGAAAGCTTCTATAGATGGCAAGTATGCCACTATAGACTTCTCCTCAGCCTCTGATTGTTTATCGATCGAGTTGCTCCGGTATTTATTACCGGATCATTGGTTTAAAATACTCTGTCAAGTTAGATGCGATAAAATGTCTTTTGAAGGACAAGATATCCATCTTAACATGATGAGTACTATGGGAAATGCAACAACGTTTCCCCTAGAAACCATCGTCTTCTATTGTCTCGCAATGGGTAATTTCCTTACACATGAACGCGCGTCTATATCTCACCTACCTTTTGGGAGAGATAAACGTATTGTTTCTGTGTTCGGAGATGACTGCATTGTCCCTACCCCGTCTGCGGTGTCTTTTATGGACGTTGCGACTAAGGTAGGATTTATCGTTAACTCTGAGAAGAGTTTCTTCGATAAGGACGATAGGTTTAGAGAATCCTGTGGAGGTGATTACCTCTCAGGCATTGATGTTAGGCCCTATTGTTTAAAGGGGCCTACCTCGCAGAAGAGATCTGCATTGGAGCCATGGCTTTATATTGTATTTAACTCTATCCTCACAAAATATAAACATTATTTTGGAGAGTTGAGTTATTTATATGAAAAGCATGTGTTCCGATACCTATTTTCTCTGTTCCGTCGGTATAAGCTGTATGTTAAGCTTGTTCCTGACGACTATCCGGACGATTCGGGTCTAAAAATATCGCAAGATATTGCTAGGTTCCGATTAACTTATGCGTGTGAATTTTCGCGCATTAAGAAAGATCTTCACGGATCGTATACATTTCTTCATTGCTCATTCCGGTATCGCTACCAGAAAAAGCAGTGTGAGCCAATCCGATATGCCTTGCGTTTAAAAGCGTTAGCCATGAGGGAGGAACAGGTTCCATCGATTCTCGATGATCCTGGTTTCAGCTCAAAACAGAAGTATAAGTTCGTGAAGCTCCGCCG